TCCATCCCGCGATACGAAAAATCATGGCCTTGCCATTGGACCGCCTCAAGGAGATCGGAGGTCTTGTGGGCATACGTATCCAGAAGCCTCCGATAGCTATGGGCAATCGTCGCCGTGGTAATGGGGTGCCAAATCACATTCGACATGAGTGATTCCACCCAATTGGTCAACCAGAAAAAGTCTGGGTGGGTGTTCCGAATGGTCAAGAACGGTACACGCATCGGGCAGCGGGAACCTTCAGGCAAGGCTTTGATCATCAACGGCAGATAACCGAGATCATGCAGGTCGCCCCAACGGGCGGAGGTCACGGCATTCGGTCCCAATGCGGTATCCATTCGGCGCTGATACTTCTTGAGCACCGTGTCTTTATCCGCTTGGAAGAATTCAGTCTCAAACCGATGGACCAGGTACTCTTGGATAAAGTATTGCAGTCCAAACACCACCACTCGATCAATCTCAGGGAGGCGTGATCCTCTTGCGGTGATATTCGAATAGACTTCGGTGGTACCCACAGGATATTGCGGAGGATGGGTCACCTTATAAAAATCGCTGGCGTGAATGATTGAACCTGTTGTTTTCATGCTACATCCCCCCTGTCACAAACCTCGATGACTGATCGTTGACCACATGCACCTCATCAATAACACCATCAAACACTTGCTTGCCCTTGGTACAGAAGCCATGTGTCGCATATAGATGGACCTTCTCAGCCCCCATACCCCGCAATTCTTTCGCTAATTCAATGAATGTGCGGCCGCCGTCGATGATATCATCGGCGATGACATAGGTGATAGGCACGTCTTGATCCCCTATGGTCACCGTGCGAATCAATCCAGAGGCATGAACCACGGTTCCTGTGATGTTGCCGGTGGCCGTATTGCGTTCTTTGCTTGCCTCAATAACACCCAGCAATCCATCAGGATCGGCGGTCTGGAGTGCCTGGGCTAGCTTATGAGTCTTTTTCAAGGCCCCGGCATCAGGTGCCACCAGGTAGAAGGGAGTCTTGACATGCAAACGAATCAGAGGCGCCAACAGGTCCCACTGATTCAGCACGATGCAATTATTGAGGAGTGCGGGAGTCACATCAGAATGGGGGTCTTGAATCACCACGGTCTTAAAATTCAGACCATTGATAAGGTCGCAAAAGACTTTGAGACTAAAGGCTTCACCGGGGTTGTTGCACCGATCCTGCCGACTAAAGGGTACGTAGGGTATATAGAGTCTGTGGAGTGACGCTCCCTTGCGCGTGACTGCATCACAGAATAACAATAACTCAAAAATATCTTCATTCTTGGTAAAGATAAAACGCACATCAACGCTCCCTGTCTCTGGAGCGGCAACGCATTGAACGGCGACTTGCATTTCACCCACAGGAAAATTGAATGTGTTATGTGATAGATTAGACGTGATCATGTATTCCTCATCTCCAACATGCTATAAGTATAGCATAACACACCCTACGTGTCAAGTGTTGTTTTTGTCTATAATTTCAATCTGTTGAGAGTGTTCGTGCGTCAAGTGTACAGGCCCGCATAGGTTAGCCTGCAAACACCATTGTCACGGCCGCGGTCAGTACAATCGCGGCAACAAATGCCATAATATTAAAAATCGTTCTCATGATACTCCTCAGTTAATCGTGTTCGTATTCTTCCACTTCCATGCTGTCTCGCGTGACGCTGATCCGAGAATGGTCACCAAAGACCGATTTGAGAATGTCCTCAGCCTGAGACAATGAGGTTTCTGGTTCTTCTCCGTAGGACTCAAACTCGTAGTCGTCGTCGTCGTCTTCAAAATCTGCCTGTGTAGGAAACACACTCACAGCACCCATTGAAAATACACACGGGTCGCCATCATTGAAATAGGGCGTGTATTGTGTCCATCTAACCCCATACACATCAGGGCGTTTCTCAAAGTATTCTTTGAAGAAGGACTTGACCGCCTTTTCCCCTTCCGCCTTGATTTTCTTATCAAGTGCTGCCTTGGCTTCAATGAACGGAGAAAAATGATCGATAGATATTTTTACTTTTGATTTTTCTTTCATGATTAGTCCACCATTTTTATCGTGCGTTTTGTGATCTTCGGTCCACCCAGCCACGAGTACATGGGCATTCCTGTTAAGTAATCCTGTACCGTGGGTATTTTTCCCATATCATCAATGACGTGTTGTTCGCCGATGTCGCGGACTTGGACAACCTTACCATCTGAGTTGGTGATGGTGGTGCCGAATACGCGCTCTGCCAGATAAATGCCGAATGATGAATGGAGAATGGCGCGGTGACGCATATCTGGTACGTGGGCCTTGGTTGAATCGAAAAAATCATGAATCTCCTGATAATCTTGGACTGTGCCCCCGAATTTTCTCACGCTGACTTGACCATGTAGATATGGTTTCATGATTTTTCCTTGCTGTATGAATGGAGTTCTACTGTTTGTTGTCTCTCCAACCATTGTCCATTAACATTGCGTTCATCAAGCATGATCTGTTCAATTTTTCTTCGTGGTACATTGAAGAAGGACATACGCAACGCGAGTGACATGGCGTAAGTGTCCCCAATTGCTTTTGCCAGTTCACCATAATGATTCGTAGCGTAGCAAAATACATGAGGTCCAAGCACAGGGTCGCCGTCAATCTTCGAGAAGGACCACCCAACAGACTCAATAAGTTCCTGTAATTCCTTTATGCGATGGGACTCGCAGGACACAGTCACATGACATTCAAAATCCATGATTATGATTTCTTGGCTTTCTTTGTCTCAAGAATCTGCTTGGTGAGTCGGTCGCGTTCGCGCTTGGATGCACCTGGGGCACTGTCGAGCTTCTTGAGTTTATTCTCAAGGGTGAGCGAATCGTGCTGCTTCTGCCGATCAATAGCCTGTTCGTGCTTCTGTCTCACGGTTGCTTTCACTTTCGTTGCCATGATTACTCCTGTGTCCTCTGATAAATTGTTTTCACAAGTCGAACAATAGCTGACAGCCCTAGAAGGAACCCCACCACAGAAAACGCAATGATGTAACATTCTAGAGCTATCAGTATCATTTTATCCTTTAGTCATCGATCTTAACATGGTTCTTGTTACCAATGATACCACTGTTGCCATTGTTATTGAAACTGTTCTTCAAGACTGGCCCTGAATTCTCCGTCCCTGTTCCACCCTTGCCGCCAGTAGCAGTATTGGTGTTAGTGTTAGTGGTATTTGTGGTAGAACCTGACCTGCCGATACCGTTGCCAATCAACGCAGCACCCCCGACAATCGCGCCAGCCTGTAGCACAGGTCCAGCGATACCAGCCACATAACCAGTAGATACACTATTCCTAGCGATAGCCAAGAGTCCTGAATCTTCTACGCAATTGACATAATCCGTTGAGGAGAATACCTCAAGGGTGTGAGTGGTGACAGCCTCACAATATTCCAGCCATGTGAGTTTGTCGGTAGGAGCGAGGGCCCGAACATCAGCGACCGTACGCATACCCAATACCTTACCCGCATGGGTACCGGTGCCCTCTCTGACCACCACGAAGTTCTGGCTACTGCAACCAAAGGATACGAGCAACAGAATGGCACAGATGAATGCACTGATAGAACGAACCATATAAACCTCCATAGAAGAAAAGAAAACCTACAATGCTAGTCTAGCACACTTCGTCGTCTTTGTCAAACCCTATTGATAGGATTAGCTCGTCGTTTGGGTATGCGCCTTGATTGCGATGATTGTGGTGTAATTGAAAGAACGCCATTCTTGTTTGTCCACATCAAAGACGGTAATCAATTGCCAGGGTCGCGCGGCTTTTTCAACGAGAGGAAGGGCATTACCCTGGTCGTCAATGGTTGGGGTAGGCTTCGGCCGTTTCTCAACAGGGATCAAGTGCTGAACCTTCGTGCAATTCATTACCCGCTTAGTGCCATCCTTCTTGGTGAAGTGTACTTCCACAATTCCCTCGTGAAGATACTTGTCAATTGTGGCTACACCGACTTTAATCAAATCGCTATCAATAATCATGTTGATTTCTCCTTTTTCATTCCTTCATAAAACACATCAACCCCCTGCGCGTTTTGCATCACAAATCCATAGCCTAGTGTGTGGTGCGACAGCATTTCTCTGAGGGTCGCTTCGAGCATCGCGGCTGAGTGTTGGTTTTTTCGTATCATGATTCCCATGAATCCAGCCCCGGCGACATGGGCGGCATAAACAAACGCATCGGTGAATGTTGAGGTAAAGGGTTTCTCGATATGGACTCGTCCTTTCCGTACCGAAGTGAGGAGAACGTGGTACGCTTCACGGTCATTGGGAATGTTGGGGTCACCAGGCAGTGGTCCCCATTCACGGGTCACATCATCAAAGTAATCAAACACGATTTCTTTTGTTACGCGGTGCTCATAAAAGGCAAAGCCATCAAAGGTCGCGGGTCGAATCTTCGCCGCCGGAGGCGTTTTCATTTGCATCCTGCGGTGCGTCGAATCCATGTTATGACCGTGTTGACCCCATTCATGAGGAATATGGTAAGGGTGCTCACTGTGATCAGGCTACCAAAGAAAATGGCAATGACAAGGAATGCCGCCGTGCCGAATCCAAATGACACAAACAGAATCACAAAAGGCAAGGCAATAAACCCAGCGACTATCGCAGCTAACCAACCCAGAATTGCGAGTAAAAGATCCATAACGTCCTCCAATGTATGAATAGTCTAACATAGTCAAGTGGGGTTGTCAAGAAGAATATCAAAGCGGTAGATTGAGGCGTTTCTGTTGTCTTATCGCGCGGTTGGCTCTGGATTCTTTCGAGACAGGGTGACCCATCTTGGCCGCAGATATCCGAGCCTTGGCTTCCTCTGTTTGTTTTTCAAGTCCCGAAAAATGTTTATTGGCTATATTTCTGTTGAAATACTTAGGGCTTCCATCGGGGAGTTTCGCTCTCAATACATCAGCTTTGATCTGTGCCTCATACTCCTCATAAGTCAATTGGCATTTGCCCACACATAGGGAGATAATGCGAAACACAAACTTATCTTTGCCGCGCTGCTCGATAGCTTCTTGTAACGGTTCACATGATGATGTATATTCGCGCCAACCGCTGTCTTTGAACCTAGAGGGATTCGTTTTTGTCTTTGTGCGCTTATGGCGGAAGAATTTTTTGCCGATGTATTTTTTTCCAGTGTCGATCTCTTCAATTTCATATAGAAATCCAAAGAAATCATCGGGATCGAATTCGATATCAGTCTGCCAATGCCCACGATCACAGATCATCGTCATCATTCCATTCACCCAAGGAATCGTCTTCTCTATCATATTCACCTATATTTTCATCGCCAGGTTCACCGCAAAACGGACAGTAGAGAGGGGTGGAATCGGCCTCATCGTAGGTCAGTGCGATGTGGCGGTTGCATGAAGGACATGTGGCTGAATAGGTCATGCTACTGTCCCCCAATCATTCGCAAGCAGGTCAGTCTGCGAACACAACCACGGCACCACCATACCATCGGCGGTTTTCATATCTACATGTGCATGGTACTTGATCGCTGTGCCTTCAGGGTAAATGCCTAATAGGGGTGGCCTGTTGACCAGGAAGGTTGAACCGGGTACTAAAAACAAAAACATATTTTTCCCATTCCATCCCGCCCGAGCCACCTTATGCCCAATTTTGAGATTGACCAAAGCTTCACTGAAACTTCCATTAGTCATAAATTTCTCCTATGTAATGTGCAATCTGTTCAGCACCTTCATGGTGCAGTCAATACACGATTCTCTGCACTAAGCCGGGATGCAGGGTTTCCAAATACCCTCAGCGCATAATACACCATATTAGCACGAGGCAGCCCCATGCCATCCTCACGACAAATGGTGTAGAGTTCTTGGTCTGCAAGAATGCGGCATACATTCTTATCGAGGAATCCCAAACGAATCATCTGATACAGCGCATCATGCACAAGGGAACCACGCATGAAATTCTTGGTATCGATGGTGGGTCCACTCGGTCCATCCCAGGCATACCCCGCCTTGATAATCAATTGCTTATTGAGGCCTAACCACACAAAACCGGTCTCATATTCTTCGGGAATATCAGGAAACGCAGAACTTAACTGGTGCACATAGGCTTTCTCTAGCTGGTACTTATACCCTGCGCGATATGTAATCTTCACAACTTCACCATTTTGGCAAGTTCAATAATACCTACTACGGCATCATGGATCATTTGGTTGAGTTCAAGATTCTTCTTGAGCGCAATGATGGTTTTAAGTCGTTCGACATCAGCCATGATATCCACATAATCCTGCTCGGTGATTTGCTGTGTCTTTAGTGATTCCTCAACCTCGGCAAGAAGAATGCCGATGGTACGCACCTGTTCATCGTCGTGCAATAACAATTCCTGTATCATCGCCGTTTCCCTCCCGCAGCTTCGGCTAGTGTGGTGGCCATTTGTTTAATGATTCGTAGTTTCATTTGACAATAATTCTTTGGGGGGTCTTGATTCGTCCGGAGCGATTGAATAGATGTATCCATCAGGTCAGCCCCCTGAGTCATCAGGTCATTGTTCGGAAGATGTTTTGAGTACAGGTTCGCCCGGAGCGATAAGGTAGCGAGTTTCTGGGTTTCATCTGAATTACAAATACCTTCCGATGCTGCGATGGCAACCTCAATGTAATTGACATACTCAGTCTCATGGTATGTAGGCGGGGTAATGATTGAGCACCCAAATGACAGGAGTACAATAAGAACCAGGGGGCACATAGCTAGCATAAATGAAGTAATGAACATAGGTGTTTTCATAATTGGCAGACTCCTGAAGGACATTCCATCACGGCTTCTGTCCCTGTAGTGTGAGTTTCTTTGAATCGTTTCTTCGCGTCCTTCAATGGGATCGCAGACAATGGGGGTTCCTCAACCTCTCCTGCGGCATTGATATACCCGCGTGTTTTCTCGCGGTAGAAGGTGGTCCCCTTGAGATGAGGAAGATACTCAAGCCATAATTTTTCCATATCCTCGATTGGGTAATCGTGCGGGATATTGATTGTTTTCGACACCGCGTTGTCACAATGTTTCTGAACAATTCTTTGCACTTCCAGGTGGTCGCGCACTGTAAGATCATGTGATCCCACAAAATGTTCCACTGCCTTCTTCTGCAACATAAACTTTTCGAAGAGGGGATGGAAGACTAATTCCATCTTACGAACATCCCCTTCCCAATAGCGGCGTTCATAGGCAGGGGCAAACATCGGCTCAATCCCACTCGAACAGTTTTCACTGAGGATACTCACGGTGCCTGTGGGGGCTTGGGTGAGGATGGCACAATTACGAATCCCATGCTCACGGACCAACGAAAGAGTTTTGGAAGGCATTCGTTTCATGAACCCAGACTCCACATGCTTGAGAGGATTGCAGAGAGGGAAAGCGCCCTTCTCAATAGCTAACAACACACTGGCCTCGTAGGCAGCTTTACTAATGAACCGGTACAGCTTATCCACAAACTTATTGCCTTCTTCAGATCCATACCGATAGCCTAAGAGTGCAAGTGTATCGGCTAGTGCAGTGGTACCAAGTCCAATGCGTCTGAGTTCGCTGGATTTGATTTTCATTTCGTTGAGCGGGAAGTGATTCACCGAAAGAGCATTATCAAGAAAGCGTACGGCGAGTCGAATGGTATCACCCAAGGCTGGGTAATCGATGTCGTCACCCACCACAAATCGGGAGAGGACAAGATGACCCAGGCAACACGGCTCCATTGCTGACAGTGCCAATTCCCCACAGGGATTCGTGGTGACTAACTCTTCAATGTAATAGATGTTCGATTCATGCTCAACCAGTTCCCAATTGAGAAACCCAGGCTCGGCAGAGTTGTAGGCATTCTTGACGATGGTATCCCACAATGTTCGTGCCTTGATCTGCCGCTTGTATTTTCCCTTCCAATGTAGTTCGATTTCCCCATCATCTTTCACGGCTTTGATAAAGGCTTTGGTATGGCGGGAGCGCACACTGACATTCGCATGGGTGAGTTCACCTTTGACCAATTTTGCTGATAGGAATTCTTCTATGTCGGGATGAGAAAGGTCGAGGGAGAACATAAGTGCGACACGCCGTTGACCACCATTACGAATGGGCTGAGCGCATCCGTCGATGAGCCGCATGAGTTCCACGGCACCAGGCGCGGCCCCTCTTTGCCCGGCAATGGATGCACCACGGGGACGAACATCACTGAAATCATCTCCACAACCACCTCCTGTCATACTGGTCACGATCATGTCATAGGCAGACTTCCCCCACCCTTCTTTTGAATCTTTATTGGGGTCGAGCACAAAACAATTCAAGAGTTGCGGATTGGTGCGCCCTGAGTTATACCAAATACGACCACCAGGCACAAACAAATTCTTAACAAGCACGTCATAGAATCGATCCACATAGATTTTCTGCTTGTCAGGATCTTCCGCTATCGACATCTGGTGCGCCACACGGGTACACGCTTCTGTCCAAGTCTCTTCTGGTGTAAATGAATATCGGTCTTTGAAAATCTTGAGGGAGAACCCTTGAGGTTCGTACAGGGGAGCATCCATGTTGTGTGTCCTATTTCTTGGCTAAGTGTAGTTCTTCCCAGGCTGTGACAGCCACAGGACAGATTGGGCGGATCAATTCAAGTATCGCTAACGCATAGACTCTAATTTCAAACTGAGCATGACTGTGAGTTCTGAGTCCAAGAAAATGAAAGAGGTTATGCAGGTTCACAGTACCAAAGCACTGAGAGTATGTAGCAACGGGCAAAACTGAGCGGGCGAGTTCTCGTGGGCACCCCTCTGCCAACAGATCACGATACATCTTAAATGATACTTGGTTGGTGACCCTCATCCATTCACGCATCTTTTCTGCCTCTGGATGTAGTTCATCGGTTCGCATTTGTTTATTGGACGTGGATTGGGTGGTGATCTGCGAGGCATCGGGGATATAGAATTCTTCTGGGAGTTCTGTGTAACGGGCACTAACTTCATTGTAGGCCCAGGTGCGGTGTCGATGCCATTGTCTGAATACGAAGATGGGTGCCTTGATATCGAACGTGAACGTGACCGATTCAAATGGAGTCGTGTGGCGATTTTTGATAAGGTATTGAATCAGCTTGGCATCTTTACCCGCATCCTCGCCTGTGCGCCACACAGCATCGTAACTGACTCGCGCCGAGCGCACGATTGACAAATCGGAACCCATATGATCCACCAGGCGCACATGTCCGTAATCCAACACCTTCACTTCATTCATACCAAAACTCCCTTATTGCTTGAGGTTTTTTTCCAATGGTTCAACTGTGCTAAGGCAGTCAAACCAGTATATATGTGTTCTGCAATAATGACCTGGGGGTCACGACCAGCTAACACCATCTGATTGAGGTCTTTTTCCTTGACCCAGTCGGGCCATATGACAATTTTATGTCCAAGTTTAATGGCACGTTCCATCTGCTTGACAATTTCTGGACTTCTTCGCTCGTTGTCGAATACAAGGATGATCTGGGCCGCAGAGAGTCGTGAAGCCGTCAAGACAAGGTTAGCATCCCCTGACGCCACGGCGTTCTCAAGAAACAGACTGTCGAGCGGGCCCTCGGTTATATAGACAACCTTGGATTGGTCCACTCGTTCTAGTCCATAAATGAGCTTGGTTTCGTCTGTGGTCGTCCGTAGGGTGATATATCGTAGGGGAGAGTCTCCTAAAGCACGTCCAGAAACGGCACAAACGGCCCCAAAGGGGTCGTAGAACATAATGCAGAGTCTTGGCTCATCTTTGATCGTTTTGCCGTGTTCAGGGGCGATTTCGGTCAGAAATTTGTCGTAGTGTTCGGCAAAATACAACTTAGACCAATACCTAACCGGTATGAGTCGATTC